GGCCGATATCGAAGGCGATGGCGGCAGATGTCACTAGCAAGGCGAGCACGGCGTAGCGGGAGCCGTGCAGTGTGGGGGCGGTGCGGATCATGCCAGCACCTTGCGCACGGCGTAGCGGGTGACCTGGCAGCGTTCAGCGATTGCACGCTGTGACAAACCGGCACGCGCTAGGCGACGGATACGTTGCGGCTGGGACTGGGTCAGTACATCGACTAGGGCGACGAGCAGCAGAGCGGGCAGGAGCAGCTTGAGAGCCGCTGCCAGTAGGGCGGAGAGGGTGAACATCGGATCAAGGGAGAGGGGGGCACGGGTATGGCTCCGCCCCTCTCACCTCACACTCTAGACGCAGTGGGGAACCGCTGCCAGCTGGCGCGGCAGGGGAGGGGGGAATATAATATATCGTAATAGTGTAGTCGGGTGGGAATTCTAGGGGAAAGGCGCTAGCCAATACCTGAACCAATGGGCGATCAAGCCGAGCCGAAAAAACCAAGGCTGGCATGGTCGGCGGTGGAGCTAGCGGCGCAGGTCGCAAGGGTGCGCGACTGGCTCAGCCATGGAAAGCGTCCGAATGATATCCGAAGACTGTGCGCCGAAGAATGGGGGCTCAGCACTCGCACGGCTGAAAGCCGCATGTTCGCCGCCAGGCGGGCAATGGTGACTGATCTAGAGCTGATCGACCGCAAGGAGCTAGCAGCTCAGGCAATCGAGACGCTACTGAAAGTGCAGGAGATGAGCCTAGATACTCGGCAAGGGAGTAACGCCATAGGGGCAACTAGGCTGTTAATGGAGCTGGCGGGGATTCTGGGGCGCTCCGCCTAGCAGCGCTGCACCCTCTCACCTATCGCCACCCCTGGCCACCCCACCGCAGCACCGCACCTAGGGCACAGTCCGCGTATCTGCAGCAGACACAGTTGCGCAAGGGGCAGATCCTAGCGGTAGCAAGGGGTTTGGTTTGTCCAGTGTGTCCAGCCACCCCTGCCACCCCAAGCCGCAAACCTCCCCCCATGGGAATGAGAATGATTATCAGTGCATACCCCGCTGATCTCACAGAAATCCAAAATATCACTACTCTCACATACAACAACCCCACCCCCTCCCCCCTTCCCCCGTCTCCCCTGGTACGCCTAAACTGCTAGACAAGACCCCCTCCCCCCTCCCCCAGCGCTGGCATGAGCCTCCTAGCAAACATCGCCGGCGGCAACTGCCTTGAAAAACCGGCTTCCGCTGGAACGCGCTGCGAAGAAACCTACGAATCCCTGCGCGACCGCATCCTCGCCTCCCTCCTCCCCACCCAACGAGACTTCTGCCTCGACACAGAACACAAAATCCTCGGCTTTTGCGCCGGCTTTGGTGCAGGAAAAACACGAAGTCTTTGCGCCAAAGCTATACTTTTGGCAATGGAAAACCCAAATACCGCTGGCGCCGTATTTGAACCCACAAATATCCTACTAAGGGACGTCTGGCTCCGCAGTTTTGACGACTTCCTCGAAGAATTTGACATTCCCTTCCAATTCCGCGTCTCGCCCCAACCCGAATACATAATCCACCATCCGACTGGTACGACAGTCCTCCTCTGCCGCGCCACCGAAACTTGGAACCGCATCCGCGGCCTCAACCTCTCCTTCGTCCTCGCCGACGAAATCGACACCTCCCCACCCGAAGTCGCCCAAAAAGCCGCCGAAATGATGCTGGCACGCCTCCGCGGCGGCACCAAACCCCAACTAGCCCTCGCCTCCACCCCGGAGGGCTTCAAATTCATGTACCGCACCTTCGTCCAAGACTTCCACGACGCCGAATCCTCCAACGACCCCACCGCCCTCCCCCGCATCCACGCCGAACGCCGCCTAATCAAAGCCAAAACCACCGACAACCCCCACCTCCCCGCCGGTTTCGTTGACTCCCTCTACGCCAACTACCCCCCACAACTAATCGCCTCATACATCAACGGCGAATTCACCAACCTCGCCAACACCACCGTCTACCCCTACTTCGACCGCGACCTCCACTGGTGCGACACCACCCCCACCGACGACGACCGCCTCTTCATCGGCATCGACTTCAACGTCGGCGCCTGCTTCCTCGAAGTCCTGGTCCGCCGCAACGACGAATTTCACTTCATCGCCGAACACACCGCCAAAGACACCCCAGCACTGGTACGCCTCATCCAAACCACCTACCCCATCCACCTGGAACGCTCCAACATCGTCGTCATCCCCGACGCCGCCTCCCGCCAACGTTCCACCACCAATGCCGCCGAATCCGACCTGGCACTCCTGCGCCGCGGCGGCTTCACCGTCAAATCCCAATCCTCCAACCCCGCCATCGAAGACCGCGTAAACGCCCTCAACACCCTCTTCATCTCCAAACGCCTCCGTATCTCGAACCGCTGCAAATACCTCATCCGCTCCCTTGAAACCCAGGCTTACGACACTTCAGGCAAGCCCGAAAAAGGCCGCGGCGGCATTGAAGACAAATCCGGCCCCGTCGATGCGGCTGGTTATGCGGTACACTCCCTCGCCGGCCTCCGCCGCTACGCTTCCGGCGGCTCCTCCTTCGCCACCTACTAGCCGTGGTTCGCTAGCTGCAGCACCCGCCGCAGCGGCACCATCGCTGCCTGCGGCACCACTGCGTTCCCTAAGGCCTTAAGTCGGTCCACCCGACCGGAAAGCCCATCATCTCCTCTACAAAGGACGGGTTCAGATACATAGCCTCTCCAGTCAGCGGAGAGCCCACAGCCTGATGGATTTCCCTGCCAAGCAGTCCATTCGGCGGTGTGTTCGCGCACCCCTGCTGGCTCCCGTCCTTGTAGTCCCTCGTCGTCGGCGTCGGCAACGATCCACACCCGTTTCCTGAGGTGGCAGGCTCCCACATCACGCGCTGAAACAACTGCCCACTCCGCATCAAACCCTGCACGGGCAATTTGGAAGAGCACTTCTTGGAACGTCTCCCCGTCTTGGTGAGACACGAGATTTGCAACATTCTCAAAGACGACAAACCGAGGTTGAAGCTCCCGAGCCAGCCGGATGACTTCGTAGAACAACCCGCTTCGCTCCCCCTCAAGTCCTGCTTGCTTTACGGCGCTACTAAGGTCTTGGCAGGGAAACCCGGCTGTAATGACATCAAACTGCCCAACACTTCCGGTAAACGTGCGGATGTCTCCATGAATAGGCACCTCAGGCCACTGTTTCTGTAACACTTTCGTACAAAACGAACCCAGCTCTACGAACTGGGTCGTCTCAAACCCGCCTAAACGGTCAGCGGCAAGTGTAAATCCACCAATACCGCTGAAACAATCCAGCACTCGGAGCACAGACACGCCCTGTAAACGGCATTACTCTACCAGTCTACACCGCTCGTTAGCATTAAGCAACCCCGTCGCCACCCCCTCATGCCCCTCAAACGCGGCACCAGCTCCAAAACCGTCAGCAGCAACATCCGCAAACTCATGGACGAGGGCTACACCCAAAAACAAGCCATCGCAATATCATTAAACAAAGCGGGCAAAAAGAAACCCACCCGCAGTAAGTAGCCATGGCAAAACCCGGCCTCTACAGCAATCTCAACGCCAAACGCAAGCGCATCGCCGCCGGCTCAGGCGAAAAGATGCGCAAACCCGGCTCCGAAGGCGCCCCCACCGACGCAGCTTTCTTGAAAGCTGCAAAAACAGCCAAGCGAGCTAAAGCTCGCAAGAAAACCTAGGCCTGGAACGTGCCCATCACCTACCGCGGCGAACGCTTCGAGGGCTACAACAAGCCCAAGCGCACCCCCTCCCACCCCGACAAAAGCCACGCCGTCCTCGCCAAAGAAGGCGAAACCATCCGCCTGATCCGCTTCGGCCAACAAGGCACCGCTGGATCGCCCCCACGCGACAACGAATCCGACGCCGACCGCAAACGCCGCGCCGCCTTCAAAGCCCGCCACGCCTCCAGCATCGCCAAAGGCAAAATGTCCGCCGCCTACTGGGCGGACCGCAGTAAATGGAGCTAACCACCGGCAAACTAGGATATAAGAGTATTCCCCTGGCACGTGGCAGATAACAGCAGCTACCCGATTGCCGCGGCCCTCCCCAACCGCCCCGCCTACACCCTCCCCCTCCCCGCTGGCGTCAACGACACCGACCCCAGCAAACGCACCCAACTCGTCCAGTCGATGGAGCCCGCCTGGGACCCCATTGACATCTGCCTCGGCGGCACCTACGAACTCCGCGCCCGCTCCCGCGACATCATCCCCCAAGAGCCCCGCGAAGACACCGCCGCCTACAACCGCCGCATCTTCCACGCCACCCTCCCTCCTTTTCTGACTCGCTTAGCGAGTCAAGCCGCCGGCATCATCCTCCGCAAAGGCATCGAACTCACCGGCGACCCCTACTGGACCACCTGGAGCGCCAACGTCACCGGCGACGGCACCACCCTCAACGAATACGCCCGCCGCCAACTCGTCACCTCCATCCTCTACGGCCACAGCAGCACGATTGTTGATTTCGTCAACAACCAAACCCCCCGCAACCTCGCAGAAGAGCGTGCCCTGGCACGCCAGCCCTACCTCGTCCCCGTCTCCCCCCACCAAATCCTCGGCTGGCGCACATCTAACGACAGTTGGAGCAGCGCTTTAGAGCAAGTAAGAATCCGCGAGACAGTTGTGACGCCCGCCGGCCGCTATGGCGAAGAAATCACCGACCAAATCCGCGTGCTGGAGCCAGGTCGCTACGAACTCTGGCGCCCCAACACCCCCACCACCAACCTCCCCGTCGCCATCCAACTCCCCGGCCCCACCGCCTGGGACGTCTACGAATCGGGCACCACCAGCATCCCTACCATCCCCCTCGTCACCGTCTACTCCAACCGCAAAGGCAACCTCCTCAGCGCCCCACCCCTCCTAGAAGTAGCCCAACTCAACATCGCCTACGCCCAACGCTTCTGCGACTACCACCACTCCATCCACGTTGGCGCGTCCCCCATCCTCGTCCTCCGCGGCTTCGACCCCGACTCCGACTCCGACCTCGGCCTCTCCATCAACTCCGCAATCCTGCTGCCGCCTGACGGCGGCGCAGAATATGTAGAGCCGACAAGTGATGCGTTTGATGCACAACTCAAGTGCCTCGCCGCCCTCGAAGACCAAATCTCCCGCCTCGGCATCAACACCCTCACCACCCAAAACATCACCAACGCCGCCGCCGAATCCAAGCGCATGGATCGCATCGACAGCGACTCCATCATGGCCGTCATCTCCGGCGACCTGGAACGCTCCATCACCGAAATGCTCACCATCGCCGCCCAGTACATCGGCATCAAACCCCCCACCGTCACCATCCCCCGCGACTACGAGAACCGCCTCCTCGACGGCAACCAAATCACCGCCTACCTCCAACTCTTCATGCAAGGCGCCATCAGTCAAGAAACCCTCCTCACCATCCTCCAACAAGGCGAAGTCCTCCCCTCCACCGTCAACATCCCCGAAGAAATTACCAAAACCAAGGAATACCTAGAGGAGCAGCAAGCCATGGACCGCCTCAACTCCGGCGGCGCCGATTTAGCCTTCCAGTCCTCGGCTGATGACACCCCCAACAACGCCGGCCAAGGCGAATCCCTCACCAGCCAAACCCTCCCCACCCCGCTCCGCAGCGGGCGTGACGAATGACTGAAGACGAATACATCCTTGCCCTGGCACGCGCCCTCACCCGCGACGAAGACCTCCTCGCCGCCGAGGCCCGCCCCCTCCTGCTGGAACTAGCCCTCCGCATCCGCGCCCTCATCCTCACCCTCCCCGAAGGCCAAGCACTCCGCGCCTTCACCTGGCGCACCCTCCGCCCCCAAATCCTCGCCCTCCTCCAGCAAATCTCCGACCTCATCTACACCCAAATCACCACCACCCTCCTCCCCCTCGCCGCCCGCATCGCCACCCCC